CACGATTCAGGCGCCACGCACGTCTCCCAGGCATCCCGTCCACAGGCCGGTCAAAAGAAAGGTTTCTTCAGCAAGTTAAAAGACGCACTGAGCTGAGAACGGGTTGGAAAATGGCCGCTTTGCCTTGCGGGAGTAGGGCTGAGCGGCTTTTTCCGTTTTAACCGGTTTTAACGGTTTTTAACCTGTTTTTACGGAAAATGTGGGCAAAATGTGGGCAGAAATCGAGCCCGCGAAGCCCTCTGCCACAACGCGAAATCGGCCCCGTCCGGCCGCAGTCAAGCTCTGTGCGAGCTGTCTGCGATGCCGGACGGGGCCGAACTATGTGTGGTTATGCGGCGCGGTCGAGGCGTTGTTTGATGGCGCTGACGCCGATGAGCGCGCCGGCGAGGATGCCGAGCGCGTTGAGTGTGGTCACGATGGCGTCCACGTGGGGCCAGCCCCATGCGGGGCCGACCGTGTTGACGAACAGGGCGAGTGCGGGCAGGACGATGAGGCCGAGCCATTTGAGGATGTCGTAGACGCGGCTGGGGATGAGCCAGTCGGGCACGTCATGGGTGACGTCGGCCGTCTCGGGCCAGTCGCTCACATCGACGCCGGGAAGCGTTTCGCCGGTGTCGGTCGTGTTTTTGCTGTCGGTCATGTTTGCTCCGATCAATAAGGGATGATGATGGGGTGATGCCGTCACCCGGTCAAGCGGGTGGCGGCATCTGTTGAGTCTCAGCGGCAGGTCACCACGTCGCCCACATAGTAGACGTTGATGTTGCCGGAGGGTACCGTGCATTGGCTGACGTTGTAACCGTGCGCGGTGGCGAAATCCCACACGGTGTCGCCCCATTGAAGAACCTTGGAGACTCCGTGGGACGGCGCGGTTGTGGAGCCGCCGCCGTAGGTTACGACATCGCCCACGTAGTAGCGGTTGATGTCACCGGAAGGCGTGTGCCATGCGGACAACGGCCATGCGTTGTGGGCTACGGCGAGTCCCCAGATGGTTTCTCCCCACTGCATGACGTGGCTGATGCCACCCGTGTTGGTGTTGGCCGGGGGAGTGCTCGGCTGCACGGGCGCGGGCGTTGCCGGGGCCGGGGCTGTGGAGCCGGTGGGATTGGCGTACAAATCCCACTGCCATGCCTCGCCACGGAAAATGTTGAGGTCAATCGGACTCCACGTGTTGACCACGCCGGTACCGGAGTACTGGCGCATGGCCTCGCCGTATGCGCCCAGCATCCACGGGTCGGCCTGGTAGCCGGTCGGGCTCATGTTCGCGTACTGGGCGATCCACAGGCCGTAGTTGCTGCGGATGTCGCCGGGGATGGTGCCGGCCACGGGGCCGGTGTAGAGCAGCGGCTTGACGCCGCCCGAGAGCCGTTCGCATTCACCCATGAAGCGGCGTACCCAGTCCCAGTTGCCCCATGCGGGGTTGTCGTCCATCTCCCAGTCGAGCGCCACGATGCCGTGACGCCAATAGTTCGACGTGTTGCGATAGAAGAATTGGGCTTCGGCCTCCGGGTTGCCTCCCATGGCGTAATGGTACAAACCGAATCGCTTGCCGGATGCTTGTGCCTGGGCGATCATGCGGTTGGCGTCCGTGTTGACGCCGGACACCAAGCAGTTGTTGTTGACTTGTCCCGTGCCCCATGTGGTGCCGACCACGATAAAATCGGCCTGCATGTTGTACACGTCCGCGCCGCACTGCCAGTTGCTCATGTCCACGCCCTGCATGTCCGCGTGCGCGGTCGCCGGAAGCAGCATCATACAGACGGCGGCGACTAGGGCCGTGATCTTGGCGAGCAGACGCTTCCACCACGGCTTGTCCTTGTTTTTAACCAATTTTTCCCCTTTCTCTGAGGTGAATATTGTTTTGTGGCCCACGGTCGTGGGTCAGGATTATCGGGGCCCACTCGGGGCCGTCAATGAAAAAGCCCCACACGGTATGGTGTGGGGCTAAAATCAGTCGAGCTTGTACAGGCGGGGAGTGAAGGTCTTATCGACCTCGCCCGTGGTGTTGAGGAAAATGTTGAAGGTCAGCGTTCCGGCCTTCAAGGTTCGCGCCCCGTAGCTGCGGGGAGCGAACTCGTCTGTCTGCCCGCTGCCGTCATCGGGGATGAGTTTGGCCTGTAAGCCAAACAGCCATGAGTCGCTGCCCAGCGGCCAGTCTGTGGCATCCATCGTGTACGTTCCCGCGTCAACATGCACCGAACTCAGAAGGTTATTCCACGAGTCAACCTTTTGCGTGGTGGAGCCTTTGAACCGGTACGTGCCCGGAGATGGTTCCGTAACCACGACACCCGGGTCGGTGCCTAATGTTTTAGGCAGTCCGGTGACACGCGGATACAGGTTCGCTAGTTCATACCCCCCCCCTTAAGGCTTGTGTTGTCGGGTTTCATCCAATCGTGTGCGGTGTCGCCGGATTCGAGCTGGACTCGGAGGTCGCAGTCCTTCGCGGTGGGCGTGGCCTCGGCGGAGATGACGTTGAGGAACAGGCTGACGGTGCCGGCAGGGATTGCCATGACACTGTTACCCAAGTTCATTTGGGCTCCCAGTTGCTGCCCCTTGGCGTCGAGGCACTTGATGTTGAAGCTCAAACCGGCGATACTAGTGGCGCTGAGTTTCACGGTGCCCTGTACCGGGCATGGGAACGTCCACGACAGGCCACGCCATTGACCGGTGGCGGTGCCGGTGACATGCAGCGAACCGTCAGTGTTGACGGTGGCGGTCAACCCGTTGCCCTCGGCGGGACCGTAGGACAGCAGGTTACGCGACAATACGGTAATCGGCACGGTTTTCGTAATCTTGCCGGCGGTCAGTTTCAGACTCGTGGACCCCGGTTTGATACCGGTTATTGATAGTGCGCCCATATTGGGGCCTCCTTTTATGGTGAAGGCCCCAATATCGGGGCCTTAGTTGAGTTTCCTGAGAATTGGGGTGATGGTTGCGTCCACGGTCTTGCCGGGCGAGACACTGACGAGCATCTGGTAGTCGCCCGCCGGGAGCGTCGCCTTGACCTTGCCATGCGAGAACAGGTCGATCCTGCCGTCCGTGGATTTGAGCTCGCAGAACAGGCCGACACCGTCGACGAGCGTGTGTTCGAGCGTGTACTCGCCGGCCGGCAGGTCCTGGGTGACGAGGATGGTCGCCCAGTCGGTCGCTGTGCCCTTCGCGTGCACCATGCCGTCGCCGGCAGCGGTGAACGTGATTCCGTTGCGCGTGGCGGGCAGGGTGGGCAGCACCCATTTGTTTCCCCATACACTGACCGGGATGGTCTTTACGATGCTGCCTGCGGTGATGGTGATGGAGGTGTCGCCCTCCTTGAGGGCGCGGACACTAGCCCCCCCTAAACGCTGTTGTTGTTGGCATGATATTGCCCCTTACTGTTGTCTGACTGATGCGAGACTCACATCCTTGATGGATGCCGTAAACTCCTGCGATGCCGCATCGGGCAGGACCGTCACCTTGAGGTTCCTGCTCTCGCCCACGCGCAGGGTGACTGCATCGACCGGCTTGCCGGAATCGTCCGTGACCTTGATGGACTCGGGCGCGTAGGCCGCGCTGATGGACACGGCGGCGGAAGTGAAACCGTTGACCGTGGCCGTCACCAATATGGTTCCGCCATGCCGCCACGTGAGCGTGTTGCCCGAAATCGTGGCGGTGGAAGTGTCCCGGCTTGTGAACGTCACGTCATTGGTGGTGAGCAGATCGCCAACATGACCGTCCGCGTAGGTGGCTTTCGCCCCCAGTTTCAGGGTGCCGGATACGGCCAGAGACTTGGGCAACGGCTTGCCCTTATCATCCGTGATATTGACGGAGACGACCGTGTCCTTGTCGAGGGGCCACACGAGCTTGCCATTGAACATGGCGTTGTACGTGTGGCCTCCCATCAACGGTTTGCCGACACGTTTGCCGGCGTATAGGGCTGGCATGGTCAGGCTCCCTTCACGGTGGCCTTCTTGGCCTTGGCTGGCGTGGAGTCCTTGCCGGGTTCCTCCGTGGTTTCCTCGGTGGTGCCGGTGTCGGTGGTGCCTTCGGTGGTGCCGGTGGAAGGCAGTACGGTGGTCGCAGCCTCCGCCTTGTCCTTGACCGCCTGCACCGTCGAATCGATGGTGGCGATAGCCGATTCGCCCTTCGCCGCAACCGCGTTGGCGGTGTCGGCCACGGTCTGCGAATCATTGGCGACGCTAGCCGCCAACGTGTTGGCGTTCGACGCGAGGATATTAAGGTCGGACTGGGTGGCGGTCGCGGAATCAGCCGAGGACTGTGCGCTCAGCATGGCGCTCCTAGCCAACGCGGCGTTCGTCTGCGCTTCGGCCGTGATGGACTCCAACGTGCTCATGGCCATAGCGGCCTTCATGGTCGTGGCGGTCTCGTCGAAGAGCACCACCGCATCCGGGTATCGGGCGGAAAGCGTCTCAGCCTCCGACTGGGTGGAAGCGTGGCGAACCTTCAGCAATTGGGAGCCCTGCATGTCCTTCGGGACGAACGTGCCGGCGTCCACTTCCACGAGGTCCGCGTATTCGACCTTGGTCTTGGAGTCCGGCACCTCGACGTAGCGCGTGTACGCCTGCGGCGTGTCCGCCAACTCGATGACCTGCCAAACAAACGCGCTAGTCGTAGGCAGCAGGTCAACCGTCAGCTCACCCGTCTCGGACAAGTACGCGTCGAACGAGGCCGCGATAATAAGATTCTTCGCCGCGTCGAAGTGACGACGCACCGGGCGGAACCGCAGCGTACCGGTCACAGGGTCCAAGCCGCCCGTCTTCGGCTTCCTGATGGAAATATGGATTTGGGTCATTACTGTTCCTCCTTATTGGATTCGATTGTTTCGGGGGCCACGTCCGGGCGAAGCTCGTCCGGCAGCGAGGGCTTGGGATGACGTTTCAAATTGTTGACCATGTTTCCCTTTTCTCTGGGATGGATATTGTTTGTGGCCCACGGTCGTGGGTCAGGATTGTCGGGGCGCTATCGGCGCGGATTGGATGTCCTCGTTGAGAGCGGTTCCGTGCCCGTTGCCACCCAGGCTGTGGTAGCTGTCGTAGAGGCGTTGACTGCGTGATTTGAGGTCTTCGTCCGCCACTCCGTCGTGCTCGATGACCATTTCCCGGCGCAGGTCCTCCAACTGGCAGAGCAGGAGCTCGCGCAGCCCGTTGACCATGGCTTTGCCCCACCGCCACATCAGGCCCAAAACCGTGGCCACGCCGCCACAGATAAAAGGCACGAGCCAATCGACGATGTGAGCGAGCAAAGACATTGGAAAGCTCCTTTACGGTGGGAAAACCCACACGTTCGTCCCCGTTGGATAGGCCAACGGGCGTGTGGGTTTTCGGAGGTTGAAAATGCTGTTACAAGAGTTTTGGAACGGCCGGTTTTGGCCGTATTGCACGGCGAATCTGCGTGAGTCCACGTGTGTCGGCTATGAGTCGGCGTGGCGGTTGCACGTGGCCCCGAGGTTCGGCGCAATGCAGATGGAATCGATAAGCGTTGAATTGGTGGACAAGTGGCTCGCCGGGTTCGCCAGTTCGGGCGCGGCGCGCAAGGCATGGGCCGTACTACGCGCGATACTGAGGCGGGCTATCCGCTGGAATCTCTTGGACGTGGATATCACGAGACGCGATATCCAGTTGCCGGCCAAGCCGCATTACGAGCCGGTGATATTGGGCATCCGTCAGCAGCGATCGCTGTTGCAGGGCTTTTACGACCATCCGCTTGAGGCGTGGCTTATCTGCGCCGTCTCATGCGGCCTGCGCACCGAAGAGGGGTACGGTTTGGAGTGGAGTGACATTGATCTGCGCGCAGGCGTCCTGCATATCGAGCGCGGTTTGCAATGGGTGAGCGGCCATGAGGTCGTCGTGCCGCCGAAGACCGAATTGAGCCGTCGCACATTGCCGTTGCCGCGCTTCGCGGTCAAGCGTCTGCGCGAGCTCAAGCCGCGCGAGGGAGGCCGACTCATCGGCACCCTCACCCCGCCGCAAGCCGCACGCCAATACAAGGCCTACTGCAAGCGGCATGATCTGCCGCATGTGCCCGCACGCAACCTGCGCCACTCATGGGCGACGAACACTCTGGCGGCGGGAGCGGATATCGCCATCGTGAGCAAAATGCTCGGCCACAGCGATATCAAAACCACCGCGAAATACTACCTCAAACCGGATATCACGGCTTTGAGAGACGCGCAACGCCTCTGGGAACGAGCCCTAATAGCCTGAACGGGATTCCCTAACCCGAATGCCGTATATTCTGTGCGGAGGCCATACCATCACCACGAATGATGACGGCACATTCTACATCAACGTCCAATCCCCAAACGGGAAGAAAGCCGATTACGCGGCCTACACGATTGGGCCGTTCGGCACTGGTTTCGGCCAGGCCGGCGAGTACACCGCACAACGTTGGGCTACCAGCGACGTAAACCAGATACGCTTCCGCCTGTGGAACACCAAAGACAACCGCTGGTGCGGGAGGGTCGCGATATTCGGAAGCTGGATCGCAATCTGGAACAGGCAATAGTTTTCCCTAACCCAGACCGAAGTGCTGACGCTGATTAACTCCACTTACGGTACCGTCAAAGGCTACCGTCGCGGCTCG